CATTGCTTCCGCTGTGAGATCTGCCTTTGGAGTCACCGAGACACCAGAGGAGCGTCTCGCAAACCTCCAGAGGGAGATGGACATGATCAAGGCCAAGAAGGAAGGCTCCGCCCCTAGTGCTCCAAGCACTGCTGAGTCTGACCCTAAGCCTGCCAAGCGCAAGGGTGCACTAGCCCGACGTCTGGGCAAGTCTAGGACAGGTCGGTTTGCTTCCATGGAGACCGTACCTATGCCTGAACTGCCTTCGACTGAGTTCACTCACGATGAGTTGCTCAGAGCCGAGGGCGTCACCGCTGACTATGCTATGATCGGAGGAGCTTTCTTCAAGAACTCCTTCATGGTCAAAGTGGATGGTCATGTTGCTGGCAAAGCCTTCAGCCCGTGCCCCTCGACAATCGTCTTCCCCTTCCATTTTATAGAAGCGGCCGGGGACGAGGCTCGAGTTACATTCGAGCGCATATGTGTTGACGGTCAATCCCTCACAGTGTCCGTCAGTTCCATCATTGACACGATATCTATGTTAGGGGGACACGACGATTTGTGTCTATTTGTCAACATCGATTTGCCCCGGACTAGAGACCTCAGGAGCAAGCTGATCACTAGAGGAGAGCTGCAAGAGCTAGCCACTTTGGAGAACATTCACAAGGTAGTTAGTTTCGATCCGGCTCCGCTGGGGAACAGTCCCAAAACCGTCAGGTTCATGGAAGTAGCCGTGGCCAAGGTCGGTTCGACTGTTCGCTCTTACGTAGGTCCTGACACCGAGTGGGAGCTCAAACCAGGCCGGTACCTAGAGTTCGGTCAGGGAGCGTCCTATTCGGGCGCCTGTGGCAACCAAGCTTTCGTGCGCCTCGCAAGAGGTCTCATCCTTGGTTTTGTCCACGTGGCTGGAACAGGTGCTTCTAGCACTTGCTACAGTCAGGCCCTCGTTTACGAGGATGTGGTGTCTGCCTTGAAGGACCATCCTGAGAACATTTTCACTCAACGTAGAGTTATGAGTGAGTGTGTTCGACTGGACGGCCCTGAGGTAGTGTCCAACATGCCGGTGATTGGCCTCACTGACCCAGTGCCCATGCCCACCAAGACGAAGAAGTTCAAGTCTACCCTTCACGGGGCGTTTGGACCTCTTCCCCTCGCCCCTGCCAAGCTCGGGCGTGATCATGGTGAGTCGGTACTCCTCCGGCGTATTCAAAAGTCTACCCAGCATCGTTTCCATATGAAGCAGGCGACAGTTGATACGCATGCCAAATTCCGCGCTCAGCAGCTTCGCTCCGCTGGATGCATCCCCACTTTCAAAGGGATGGTAACTCCAGAAGAGGCTGTTCTGGGAGTGGTAAAGGGCATCAAGAGGATGGGTGCGATTCCGAGATCAACATCCATGGGTCACCCGACCTATGCGCGCCTGAAGAAGGCTGGTCTCGCCACCTCTACCACCAAGAAGGAAGTGTTCGGATATGATGATGAGTACAACCTAGACAACCCAGCCTGGCTGAATGTCAAAGGACAAGTGCTCAAGATCATTGAAGACATCGACAAGGGCGGCTGCCCCGACCTTCATTACACCCTCATGACCAAGGACGAACTAGTGTCTTTGGAAAAGGCTGAGAAGGGTGACACACGTGTGATAACTAATTCTCCTCTGGAGTTGCAGATAATCATGCGTATGTGTATGATGGCCGGGATGGAAGCTCTCATCAAGGAAGGGACAGCTGGTCCCTCAGGACACTTCGTCGGTGCAGACCCGAAGAAAGAGTGGCACGGACTGCGTCTTCATTTGCAGGAACTCCACTCCCACTTCTGCCTCATGGACATCAAGGGCTGTGACCGTAGTCTGTCACCACAGATGATTGGTCATTTCTTTGATGTTCTTGATCGCATAGATCCACCCGTCACTAAGCTTCAAGCTAAAGTGCGCGCTTGGGTTCGAGCGGTGGTGTGCCACCCTACCTTCAACGCCGAGGGACAGCTATTGCAGTCCTGTGGGTATAACCCTTCCGGGATTTTACCCACCGTCGAGATTAATGGAGAGAGCGTGATTCTCATCATGGATGTGTGCATCGCACAGCTCATGGATCCATTCTACGACCCCATGGTGGACGTGTTCACTGACTGGGGACTTCTCGACCGGCGCATCGTGATGCACGGTGACGACTTTGCGCTTGCTCTCAGTCATGATATGTGGACCAACGCAGACATGGCCAGAGCAGCGCTCAAGATTGGCATTACCATCACCAATGTTGACAAGTCCGACCCACTGGTTGACGACCGGAAATTCGTCACCGACCTCTCAGAGACATCCTTTCTCAAGAGGTCATTCGTCGAGGACAGAGGGTGGACATTTGCCCCTCTGGAACTCGACTCCATCCGTAAGGCAGCCTACTGGCGTACCAATAAGGATGATGAGACATTCATCATGACCCTCCAAGACCAGCTCGACGAGTGCGTTGAGCACAAGTGGAAGGATGTGAAAGTAATAGTCGAAACCATCTCTGCAGCCCTCCGTGACACCTACGGTAGGGAGCCTGATATCGGCAACGAGGCCGAACACAGGCGAGCTAGGGATGAGAGACGCGCTTAGGCGCGCTCACGCCGCTACAAGCGGCACTTCGTGTAAATATTGATTTTGTAAAATACTTGTATATATACAGCTGAATTAGTCAGCAACCATCACTTTTATTAGTTAGACTTTATACCCCGGCAATTTACGGGATGAACCTTTTCTTATGGATACACCTATCAATACAGAAACAACAACCGTCTCAGATGTGACTGAGACATCACGTACCACCTTTGTCGATGACGCCATGTCAAAGACTACAGTCCTGAAGGGACACGCTACGGATGCGCAACGGCGGGCAGCAATGTCAGTGGCCGATTTTCTTGCCATTCCGCAGCAAGTCTCAACGGGACGTTGGGGGGCTGCATTGGGCCCCGGAACCCGTCTCGAGATGGGAAACGGGACCGTGCACCTCCCAACCGACGACTTACTCGAAGAGAACCCCTTGTGGAAGGAGAAACTACAAGGATACGCTTTCTTTCGAGGAGAGATGGTCGTCACTGTCCAGCTGAACGCAACACCATTTCAGCAGGGCAAAATTTTGATCCACTTCCTTCCTTTGGCCTCGCGTCACTTTAGCCAGGACGATGGCTACATTGGAACTCATAACACCAATATTCACCTGGTGTCTTCACAACATAACGTGGAGTTAGACTGCCGAGAGACGGCAGCGACATTGAGAATTCCATATTTGTCGCCGTTCAACTGGTACAGGCTCTGGAAGGGCCCGACACATGCCGATACAGAAGTGTGTGAGCGAGGACGTCTTTACATGACTGTTCAAGCTGCGCTTCGTTCCATTTCGGATGTGGATTGTGGCTTCTCAGTGTGGGCGCACTGGGAGAACGTAGAGCTGGCTGGACCAATCGTCCCACAGGGCAGATTTTCTGGTAGCATTGGTGAGTCAGAGGAGAAAGCTATGCATGACAAGACATTGTCGTCAGGGCTTCGTTCCGCTGGTTCAATTGCCGGTGCTCTCAGTGCCATTCCAGCTATTGCTGCTGTCGCCGGGCCCGCTTCATGGGCATTGGACAGAGCAGCTGGTCTGGCGTCTGCTTTGGGTTACTCCAAACCTAGAAATGATTCGCCGTATACCGTGATGATGAACCAACCATTCCGTTACGCGGCTTGTGGAGCTGGAGAGAGTTCAGCTCTACCATTGGGGCTTAAGCATGACTTTGATGCTGGCCTTACAGACGATTCTTTCTCGGGAGGCGATGAGATGTCTTTCGCTTACCTAAAGAAGGTGCCCGTGTTACACGAAGTAATTCCGTGGACCACGAGTAATGACGCTGGGACTTTGCTTTTTGAGGCGGATATGACACCATCAACTTTTTGTGTCAGAGCTTCCATGCAAAGTGGGTCCTCAGCTGAATTCGTCTCTGTGACTCATGGGGATGCGATCTACAATTTCCATCCGCATTTCAAGCACTGGAGAGGGTCTAGAGAGATCGAACTCCGCATAGCAAGAACCGATTTACATTCCGGTAGATTGCAGATAGTGTTTTGCCCTAGAGGTCACACCACAGATCCAACATTCGCGACTGCTGCCTACGCTCTTAGAGAAGTCGTAGACATTCGTGAGAAGAGTACCGTTAAATTTACTCTGCCGTATATCGCAGAGTCGGACTATCTCACGGTTGATCAGTCGTTGGGTACTTTGCAGATCTATGTGTCTACTGAGCTGCGTGCTCCTGACACGGTTTCACAGACGGTCGATATGTCGTTGTGGACGTGTGCGGGAGACGATTTTCAGTTCCAGACACCAGCTGGAGGGAATCAGCTACTTACCCCCATTTGTGCGCAAGCACTAAACATGGAGGAAGAGACTGCAGAGTTAGGCGTCGTTGGGGACGCCGTAGAATCACCCCTAACAACCATGGAGATGGCTCGCTGCATTGGAGAAGATGACTTTACATCTATCCGTAGCTTGCTGCTCCAGCCCACGAGAATTTGGCAGGAAGTGCCATTCACTGACTCCTCTGTACTAACCATCCGACCTTACTGGATGGCGTGCATGAGAGTAGACAACGTAGACGGTAGCAAAGTGGTTACGTCTAATGGAGGTCTAGGTGGAGATATGTACTCGTGGTTTGCAGGCATGTATGCCTGTGCCCGGGGAGGGATGCGTTTGCTGGTAGAAGTGCCAGGAGCGGATCTTAGAGCTAGCCAAACTCCTTACCCCAAAGGCACCAGCTTGTACTGGTACGACGATCTCGCCCCTTCCCATGTGGAGGACGGAGCAGGTATGCCGTATTGGAAACGGGCTACAGGACCTCGCGGTGTGGCAATCACCGGAGAGTCCAGACTTCAAGTGGAACTCCCGTACTATAACAGGTACCCGAGACATGTTGCTCCCCTAGACGCAAAGTCGACGTACGACTCGAGCCTACCCGGTTCGGCCATTACGTTCTACGATGCGAGTAAAGGGACAGACGGCTTTTCAAAAGCTGCCGTATACAGGAGCATCGCAGAAGACCATCAACTGATTGGTTTCTGCGGTTTCATGCCACTATGGGATAAAGAAATAGCCGACTCGTCGGTCGCACGCGCAAGAAGGCGCGAGCGACTGATTGACATTGGTCGGCTTGACCCATCCGCTTAGGCGGAGAATCTTAGACATTTTGTCGCTTACGAGTGGACAGGTTTCAATCCGAAAGGAGGAGTTCCTAATCCAGTTGTGAGATATGTCGTTCACCCTTGCCTGTATGCAGGGTCCCAGTGTTTAGAGATGCCTGGGCTGACTGCGCTCCTGTGTGGAGTGTCAGTCGCATTTATTATATGAAAA